GTATGACAATCCAAACTTTCACTGGACTTTTTATCTTCTCAATACAAAATTGAGAGAAGGTGGTTGGCCTTTGTCTCAGCGAAAGATTCGAGAAAAAGCACTAAAGGATTATAAGGATACGATCCTTACGACAAGGACAAAATTAAGCGATAAGTTTAAGTTGGGTCAAACAATCACCGGTCTTACATCAGGTGCAACCGCAGTTATTCGTGATCGTAACCTTGACCTTGGACAACTTTGGATTGGATCCGAAACAGGTACATTTCTTGCCGGTGAAACGATTACATCAGATAGTCCAACAAATGGTGCTGAAAGTATTGTTCTGGTAAGTACAGCACCTCAATATAATACTGCACATCACTACGAGAATGCAGATGGTGAATGGGTTGATATCGATCCCGAAGTCGGACCTGGTGCACAGCTTACTGAAGTAACTTGGTTCGATCGACTCAGAGCTGCAAACGAAGCACAGAAAAATATTAAAGTATTTCGAAACGATACAGTAATTCAGGTTGTGAAAGCGTTTAGAGAGGCGATTAAATCTTGATATCTGAATCTTCTACATATGAATTTGTTTCGGTTCTATTTGAATCCGAAAGAACAGGTGTTACCGCAGAATTTAGAAATCTGGTGACAGACCTTGACGTGTATGAGCACATGGATAAACCATATCTGACAGCGCAATTGCTAATGTTGGATAACGAGGATATCCTAGACGAAGCCGATATTCTTGGTGGTGAAAGAATTACAATCTCGATTCAAAGCCAGAGAGAAGATACCGAACCATTTACGATGAAGTTCTATATTCTGAAGGTGTTGAATACTGAAAAGGTAAATGATAACGTTCAGACGATTGCACTTTCTCTAATTGAAGACATTGGATATATTTCAAATCTACAAAATGTAAATCAATATTATAGTGGAAATTTAACACAGATTGTAAAGGATATTGCAACACAATATCTTGAAAAGGAAGTCGTTGGTAATGATGCAAAACAAAATGTTCATCTGATTGTTCCAAACCTTAGTCCACTTGAAGCAATCAAATGGGTAACAAATCGTGCAACAGACGAAAGAGGTTATCCTTTCTATACATATTCTACAATGGTCAAGGAAAAACTCTATATGAAATGTCTTGGTGATCTGCTGGCCGAGCCGGTAATGAACACAGACGTTCCATATCGAAACTCAACCCTTGCTGCACAAGCAACAAATGCAGATGTAAGACGAAGAACAATTATCAGCCATAAGTTTAATGGTGAGATGGAAAACCTGTTTGATGTAATTCGAAGAGGTGTAATTGGTGCAAGATACAACTATCTAAATACACTATATAGTAGTGGCAGTGAAGACTTTCACTTTGACATTGTTAAGGATCTTTTCCGCCAATTGATTGATGACGGAGTACTACAGCAGAATCAGCCTAACTATGAATTCTCTGAAAGATATGAGTACGATGGTCAATCATTTAATGAGTTTGATTCGAGAAACATTACACAGATTCGTAGTTCTGGTGCATATCGAACTTCAGAAGGTGATGACTATAACCTGAGCTATGGTGAGTGTAGAGAGCCAAGTGATTATAAGCTTGAGATTATTGCTCGAGCAATGAACGTCATGATGAAGAGGCATTCGATGACAATGGTTATTGATGGCCTTGACTTTATTGATGGCGATATGCATAAGACGATTGGTAACAGCCTAAGAGTTGAATTTGGTACATCAAATCCAGACAGAGATCCATCAGATCGTACGATCGATGCGAAGAAGTCCGGTGATTACCTAATCTACTCGACTCGTCATATGTTTAAGAAAGAAAAATACGAAGTTGTTTTGACATGTATGAAGATAGGAAACTATAGAAGATGATTCCTGATAGATATCAAGATTTTTATGGAGATGAAACTCGTTGGTTCATTGGTACCGTTGTCGATATTAACGATCCTCTACAGGTTGGTCGTGCAAAAGTTCGAATCGACGGTATTCACGGTGAAGATCCGGTTCTGGTTCCAAACTCTGGATTGCCTTGGGCTCAAACAATTATCCCCGTGACTGAAGGTGGTGCCGCCGGTTATGGTAACGTTACCGGTTTGCAACCTACAGCTCGAGTATTCGGCATATTTCTTGACGGTAAGAACTCTCAGTTGCCATTGATTCTTGGTTCGATGCCAAGACTTGATTCTGCAACTCCTGGTGGACGTTCACTGTCTCAGTTGGCACGTGGTACAAACACAATTCCAAGAGTGAGAAACGAAACGATTGGTGCACCGGAAAGTGCATATGCTGCTCAGTATCCTTATAACCATGTTACTGCAACACCTGGTGGTCATGTCATTGAGATGGACGATACACCTGATGCAGAACGTGTTCATATCTATCATAAGTCCGGTACATATATCGAGATCTTTCCAAACGGTGATATGGTCACAGAACATGCAAACGGATACAGAACCGTGTTTGGATCAGAGAATGTTCAAGTTTCTGGCGATATGCAATTGATCGTTGGCGGTAAGCTTGAGATTTGGGCAGGTGGTAATATTGACTTTAAGTCGAGTGGTAACATGACAATTCGTGCACCACGTATCGACCTTAACCCACCAGGATCTGACTTCGGTCAGCCTAACCCAGTTCTTCGCAGTCCACCAGTTGACTTCCCACTGAATATTGCCCCGGCTCTTACTCCTCAGCAGGTACCACAGGGTCACCCACAAAACGCTGAAAACTTTGACAACGGTTATGTTGCACAACCTCTTGCAAACTGTGGTGAGGTTCCACATCGCAATCCATATGACGTTGCAGAGGAAGCACTCAATCTTGGTGAAGCAGCATGGAGAGAAACGGGTAGTAACCCATACATTACTGCACTTTGGGAAGAGATCGGTTATGTTACAAATGCGAGTGCACTTGCAGATGAAACTGCATGGTGTGCGGTGTTTGTTGGTGCTATCCTGAAAAGATCTGGCAACATGTACATTCAGACTTCAGGTTCTCAGAACTATTCAAACTATGGTACACCAGTTGAATTAGAAGATCTGCAAAAGGGCGACATCGTTGTCTTCTATCGTAATGGTAGTGAATCTGGTTTCGGTCACGTTGGATTTGCAACTGGTAACTATGATGATGAAAGAATTGAAATCCTTGGTGGTAACCAAAGTAATACTCTGAACATTTCTAGATATAGATTTGAAGATCGATCAAAGGGATGGGGTCTTCGTACAATTCGTCGAGCAATTTCCTGTGAGGATGGATCTACACCTCCACCACCAGCAGGAACTCCAGTACAACCATCGTCTGGAGTTAGAGAAGGGGATCAGGTAACGTAATGCCAAAAGCAGCAAGACGTGGTGGAAACGATACGGTATCAATTCCACATCCTACATGTCAAGGATCTACTGCCACTGCTGGTGGTAGCTCCGATGTTTTTGTAAATTCGATTGGCGTGGTTCGAAGTGGAGATGCAGTTGCACCTCATACCTTCAACCCGCCGGTATGTCCACTCCACTCGCCTGGACTCGCTGGTGGATCTACAAATGTTTGGGTCAACCATAAGAACTTTGGTCGACTAGGTGATCCATATGCATGTGGTGCAACAATCTCATCAGGCAGTCCGGATGTATACGTTAACGGCGACTAAGTGGTATAAATAGAAGCATGGCAAGAGTATTTTCAACACAAGACGGCAACCTAGCATCCAAGCCAATTATTACATCACGTAAGTCTACTTACCGTGATATTGACTTGACGTTTGCGAAAAAACCAAACGGTGACATCTATAAGAAGACAGATGCTGAAGCAGTAAAACAGGCCGTAAAGAATCTACTCCTGACAAACTTTAATGAAAAACCATTCCAACCATACTATGGTGGAGACCTAAATCGATTTCTCTTTTCTCTTTCAGAAGAATTTGATGAGATAGAAATACAAGATAGAATTAATAGTGCAATTGCAAACCATGAGAGACGTGCAATTGTGAGAAGTGTAAAGGCGGATATCACGCCGGATCAAAACGCAGTAAACATTACTGTTACATTTCAGGTAGTGAATACACTTGAAATCATTGATCTAACCGTACAACTAACGAGGTTGAGATAATGGCCCTTATTCAATCATCAGATCTTGATTTTACAGCGATCAAGGAAAGTCTGAAAACGTATCTCAGAAATAGTACTGAGTTTGCAGACTATGATTTTGAGGCAAGTGGCCTGTCGAATATCCTCGACGTTCTGGCCTATAATACACACTTAAACGGATTGATCGCAAACGTTGGTATCAATGAATCATTCCTTGGTACTGCACAGTTGCGTTCTTCTGTCGTCAATCATGCCGAGACTCTTGGTTACTATCCAAGATCTCGTACTGCATCATTGGCTACTGTTGGTCTGACAATCAGCACCAGCAATACAACAACAAACACTGTTGTTCTTCCAGCATATACATCGTTTAGCACAAGCGTAGATAATATTAGTTACACATTTAGAACAACAGAAGCATACGTTGGAACGAATGATGGAAACGGTCTATTTACATTTAGAACAACTGGCAACAATACTGCGATTCCAATTAAAGAAGGTCGAGTAAAGACAAAGACATTTATCGTCGGTGATACTACAGATGAACAGGTTTATGTAATTCCTGATCAGACAATCGATACTGCGACAATGAACGTAAAGGTGTACACCACATCGACATCTTCTACATTTACTTCATACACAAACATTAGTAACGCTGTTAGAATCGGACAAGACTCTGCGATCTATATTGTGAGAGAAGCACCAAACGGATATTATGAAGTTACATTCAGTGACGGTAATGTTCTTGGTGCTTCTCCTTCTGCAGGAAATAAGATTGAGATTACATATCTTTCAACCAAAGGTGGAGATGCTAACGGTGCAACTACCTTTGTTGCAGACAGTAATGTTCGAATTGATGGTACAGACTATACTCTTACTACCACAACGATTACGAATTCTGGTGCCGGTGATGCTGCCGAATCAATCGAGTCGATTAAGAAGAATGCACCTCTTGCATTTGCGACTCAGCAGAGACTCGTAACAGCAGAAGACTATAAGGCTTTGATTGCATCACGATATTCCTCGACAGTGAGAGATGTTGTTGCATGGGGTGGAAATGATAACGTTCCGCCAATCTATGGTCGTGTCTATATCTCACTCAAGTTT